TCAATCCAGCGATAATGCCACCACCTCGCACGCAGCTTTCTTCGGAAACTGGCGGGGGTGTTGACATACGCGGTAAGAAGGGAACCTTAGGTTATCTTCCTATCACGTACCGGAACGGAGACTATGTCTTTAGTTCTCGGTGCTTCTCCATCTTTAGTATAAAGGTTCGAGGAGATAATCGTAATTCTTCTGAGAAGATTACGATTAAAAGAGTCAAGTGGTTACAGAGTAACTACGGGCTCTCAAGGAAGTCTGCCGAGGTTCTCCTCAACAGGCGTCGCAATGAGGTGGGTAGGATCGAAGATACTATCCACGCTGTCATAGACAGCTTACTCATATTTGATCAGAGTCTTTTTATAAAAGATTCTGGTCAGAGGAAAATCCCCTTACTTATAGTAAGGAAGATTCTCACCATAGCTCCATATGGCCTTGGGCCAGTCATGAAGTTATGGAAGGAATTTACATCGTTCCTGTATAACAGGTATGCCGGTCTCCGGCCGATGTTGCCTAAACCCGGAAGAGAAAATTTCTTTTACCGGGCCCTTTGCAACCACCCTGATGTAATCAGGATGGTTGAAGGGAAGGTGGACAAATATCTCTCAGAGAAATTTGCTCACCTAACTTCGACTCGTCACTTTGCAAGTGGCGACCGAAGAGCCGAAGCGAAGGCGCTTAGCACCTTCTATTCGACAGTCGAATCTCCCTGGGACTTTGATCCTTCTTGGATAGAAAGTCTTCGTCTAACTTCAGTTAGACTGGGAGAGAAAGTCAGAGCCCTTTCAAAGGGCGCTGACTATGGAATGCCGCATATCTCTTTGAGTAATGCTGGCAGTTACTACGCCACCACCAAAGATGGTGGACGTGGTTTAGAGATACGTGAGGCCCTCAGAGAGGTCCTCACGATCTGTCCTGATGAAGATGAGGTAACCTCATGTCCATTAGGTGATTTCTTCTGTCCTGCAGGACAGGAGAGATGGAGGTATTGGTGCCGTAAGGTACCATATACCTGGTATCCTGAGATCCCCTTTGGGGATCCCATAACCGAGGAGGAGTTTAACAAAACTCATCCTTATCACCAGGGCTTCGACGAAGTCATCGGTGATCAGATCCTCTTGGTTTCTTTTATAAAGTACCAAGAGTGGTTTAAGACCGGCTTGGGTATCCCATGCCGAGTCCTAACTGTACCCGAACCAGGGTACAAAGCCAGAATTGTGACCACAGGTCCATTCTGGCTTACTACACTTCAGCAGAGTGTTGCACACTCTCTGAAGTCAGCATTATCACACCACCCCTCTGCGAGGAGTAGTCTGATGAAGACAGATCAGGCTTGGCAAGCCTTATATGTCTTTTGCGACAAGGTCTTCCCTAAGGGAAGCCAATGCCTGTCGAGTGACCTTTCACAGGCCACTGACGTGATTCCCAAAGAGGTGGCTGCAAGCCTCCTCCTTGGGTTTACCGAAGGTCTAGGCTACAAGTCTAAGACCCTAGGTGTAGTTCTGACCCTGTTGCTGAGCAACAGGGAATTTACTAGTCCCGGGTTTGTTTCTCTGAAACAGACCCGAGGATCAATGATGGGTGAGCCTATCACTAAAGTGATACTCACCATCCTTAACCTCGTTGTCGAGGAATACGCCATGAGATCCTATCTTAAGATAGGTCTCG